TAGGCGTCGCCTTTCTTGGTACCAGCTCGGACTCGAGGCTTACCATCTTTAGCCATTCCAGCTTGTCCGTAGCTAACCTTACGACCAGTGCTAGTGACTTTGACTCGAGCCTTACCTTTGCGTGGTGTTGCCATCTTTAGATCCTCTTTTCGGTTGCTAGAAAGTAATCGAGGTTTTGGTCTCGAAGACGTTTCATGATTTCTGGGCCAGTAGACTGATAGAGGTCGAAACCCTCGCGCAACCATTGCTCATGTACTGCAACGGGGATTGAGGCTACGCGCATGAATTCACCTTCGCGCTGGTCCTTAGATGCATTTCGACTGTCCTTTAGGTCGTCCAGAAATGCTTGGCTTATCTCTTGGGTGTGCTTACGGACGACGTTGTCGCCTTCCTGTAAGTACTCAGTTTCTACACCTAGCAGTTCTACGCCAGGTTTAGTGGTAGTGCCTTTAATAGACATCATAATATCTCCTTAGAAATGCAAAGAGGGCCACCCAAGTCATCTCAGGGTAAGGAGAGCAAAAACCCTAAGACGACAAGGGTGACCCTCATCTGTAGACCCAGGCCCCGAAGGGCCTAGGCTATGGCTTATAATCAGGAAAGACCTGTTATCATACCACCGTCAGCATAGTTCATGTGCTTGAGCGAATATTCGCCGACCACAAAATGCTTGTCCGAGTCCCCAGTTTTACTCAAGAGAGTACGGGAGAATGGACGTAGCACACATGATCGCCACATAGATGGGTCAATCAGGAATGCATGGGTTGTTAACTGGTGCCTGTTGAGCGTAACTTTGTACTCACCATAGGGCGTCACTAGCAAATCAATGACGTTAACGAGTGTCTTCGTTTGAGCGAATTCACGGTTACGTCCAGAGGCAGCTGCAAAGCCAGCGACGATTTGTGCATCACCTGGTTTGATCATCAGAACTGATGGATCAGAACCGTTGTTGAAGCAATCTTCGCCTAACTCCAGGATTTTAGCTTCTGTGAGTGCGTCAGTAGCGTTGGCACCAGCGTCGACAGATGTTGAGATCTGTTGTGTTGCTGAGTCCATCTCACGCGCTGCACTGGATGATCCAGCTGCTTTTGCGTTATCTACGCCTACATAAGCTCGCTCTAAATCGCGCTTAATTTCCTTAAGTGCGCGTCCAAGTTGATATGCGGTTTCCTTCGCTCTACCGTAAGTGGCAATGGCGTCTGAAGTTGCAGAAACTTGGAAAGCTTTGGTTAGGATTTGCGTGTTGTTAGAACGCTCTGTAGCACTGGTTAGAGTTGCCATAGATGCGTCGGCTCCTTCCACTTTTGCGTTATCCGCAGCGGCAGCGAGGGAGTCTTCTAACCAGGAAAAGTTACGAGCAGAGACTTTCTCTGATCGAATTAGACTGAACATGGGGGTATCAGTAGGAGTAATATCAGAAATGATATCCGATACGTCTTCCTTCCGACCCACCTGATCGTACGTTGTGAAGGTCGTCATGTTTGTTACCTTTTATATTGAGATTGTTGAACTTTAACGCTCCCAACGTGACATTAGAGCATCAGCAATATCCTCTAGGTCGCCAGAACGGCTCGGGTTACTCCTCAGACGTCTGACAGCATCATTATTACGCTGGACCCGTAGGTCGGCGTCGTTCTTAGGTGCTTTCTTAGTCTTCAGAACTTTGCGAGTTCCTTCTTTAGTTTTAATCACCTTGGCCTTCGCTTTCTTTGTTTTTGCGCTGGCTTTTGTCTGATCATATAGACGTGCCTTGTTAAGGATCATGATGACCGCTGGGTCAACATATCGATCTACTTGTTCCTGGGGTAAACCCTGACTGACTGCGTAAGAACGAATGTTATTATACAATTCGTCTCCCCAGTCGGGCAGTTGTTCAGATAGAACCCTTACGCAACTCTGAGCCGCTTCTTGCACTTGCTTTTGTTGTTGTGCCTGGGCGTCCTTGTAGAATGCGTCAGCTTCTTCTTTTAGGAACTTTAGATCTTTCTCGGCTTCCTGGGCTTCACGACGAAATGCGGCGAAGTCTTCAGTCGACATCTGTCTGCTTGCAACTAGCATGTCTACTTCTTGATAAGGCTTCATACGCGCTTCCGCACGTTCCAGGAGTTTCCGATAGCTGATGTCTGCCTTTGCCAAAGCGTCTTCCGCTTCTTTACGTTTGGCAGCTGTTTCTTGAGACTTACGGGTCAATGATGCTTCTTGTCCATAAAGACGTTTTAGATCCTTTAAGGATGCCTGTTTCGTCTCACCGTCGATTGGTATTTCAACCAGAGTATCGTCAGACAACTCAACTTCCGTTTCATCATCTTCTTGATCTGTCTCTGGTTCATCTTCATCTTCAGTGATGCTTTCATCAGGGTCCTCTTCGGTATCTTCGACCTCTTCATAATCATTGTCATCATCTTGTGTATCTGACGTGTCCTCGTCTGTCTCATCGACGGGGGGTTCGTCAGTTGCCTCTAGTTCTTCGCTCTCTTCGGATAGGTTCTTACCGTCCGACCAGCGTTCTAGTATGGCGTCCGAGGCATCCATTAAATCTTCAAATGCCCTTGGTTGAGTAGCTTCTTTCTGGACGTTAGACATGGTCCTATGCTTCCTCTTGGCTGTTATCGCCGCTGTCTGCTTTAGCTAGTATCTCGTCTTTGACTGAGACCTGTTGCTTCAGTGTGTTAACCACGTCAACAAGTGCGCGATAGTGGTAATATGTGATCGAGCGTTCCTTGTTATCCTCAGGCTTTGAGTTAACAAAGTTCTGAAAGGTTTGATCTACAAGGGTGTTAATCACTCGGGTGAAAGGTTCTGATTTAAGTAGTGTTTCACAGTCTTCGCCGTACTTAATCATAGTTTCTTGATCATTCATTGATCATCTCTCCTAGGTTATTTTACTTTTTAGGTGGTCGGCCCTTTTTGGACCCATAGGTTCCTTTACCTTTAGGCATAGGTTACTCCTGTTGTTAAACTGGTGGTTACCCAGTTGGTGATGCGATAGCTCTGACGTCGTCAGCGGTTCTCGCTATCTCTAGTTCGGCTTTGTCGACCATTTGCTTGTGCTCGAGTTGTGCCTCTTTGAGATCCTGGTTGTCAGACTGAAGTGCGAACTGTTGTTGTGCCTTCATCTGATCTAACTGTAGTTTCATCTGTGCAATCTGAGCGTCCATCTGTGCCTTCATCTCGGCTACAGCTGTCTGACGTTCTTGCAGTTCCAGTTGTTTCTGTTGAGCTTGCATTGCCATCTCCTGGGCTGGATCTGGCTGCTCTTGTGGAACTTCAGATGGTGGCGTTAAGTAATCTTTGACGTTCTTAATGCCGTTCTGCTCCATGACGTGTGTCATTAGGGCGTGTTGGTTCTGTGGTGTGTACATTGTGCTCAAGACTGGGTCCTGTGACATCAGCCCGTGTAACACCAGGTACTTTTGTGCTTCGGCTTCTTGCTCACCATATCCTAGGTGTAGCTCAACGGTGACATCTCGCTTCTGGCCCCAGGCGGCTGGATTAACGGAGACGTAATCACCAGCAATCTCTACGATCTTGGCGTCAGGTTCGTTCTCGACAACCAGCTGGTAAATCATTTGATACAGAGGCTTTAAGAAGTTGTTTGCAAAGTTACGTGCAATAATCTTCTGACGCTGTTGGCTCATCGTCGCCAGTTGTTCAACCATAGCCGCTGAGTTTTGCTTACTGATAGCGTCTTTGTTGAGGCCCTGTGATAGACGTGAGACGCCTGTAGTGTCCTCTTTGTCCTCGTCCAGCATCTGGATTGTCTGGAAGATGAACGGGTTTAGAGGTGCCTGTAGCATTGGGCTGATTGCATCTGGCCTAGAAACATTGACGATGCCCCCGACGCGATTGTCAATGAGCTCCCGTGGATTAGTAAGACCGCCTTTGACCACAGTGTATCTTGGGTTGTTCGTGATCATAGCGTGATCGAGGATCGACCTGGTCAAGACGGTACGGGCAGTCTGGATAGGGACAACCTTGGACCCGAAGTTAGACCCGAATAACGAGTGTGGGATCGGGAGTGGTACGAAAGC